GGTGTCACCTGGTGGCTTCCCGATGGTCTGGGGGTTTAGGTTATGGCAGGTCGAATAAAGCTATTGTTGCTTGGTGCTCGTTGGCGCAAGGGTGGTCAGTCTGGATTGCATTGGCGTGGTTCGGTAGCCAGGGGTTTGGGTTTGGTTCCTGACGATTTTGCTTTTGCGTTATCGGAAGGTTTGATTAGGCGTTATCCATCTGGGTATTGTCGTTTGTTGGCTATGGGGTATCGTTTGTTGGATGAGTGGGATGTTCGATGGCCTGCCGACACGAGTTTTCCGCGGACGGGTCTTTGTGATCCGCCTGACATGCACCAGGGCTTGCCGGGATCTGACACTGGACGGTGCGGCTGTCCTGTGCTGGTGGATCTGTCCTGATTTGGATTGTGGGTAGTGTGATAGGGCGACACCTGATAGAGTGTTGGTTGGTTAGTTATTGGTGTTGGTTAGAGTTTGGAGTTATCAGGTAATGCCGTCTCCCCCGAAGTTGGAGCAGAACACTCGTATGCGTGGTCTTCACGACGAGGGTTTGAGTTTGCGTCAGATATCTATGCAGCTCTGGCGTGAGGGTTTCACGAACAGGGATGGTGAGCCGATATCTGCCCAGCGAATATCTCGTAAGCTCAAGCAGCTTGAGCAGGAATAGGTATGTTTGTTGTGTTGTGTAAGAGAGGTACTGAGTGCTGGGTGGTGTTATATTGATGTGGTATCAATTCTCCCGGATTGACCAGCGGCCTCCTGGGAGCCTCGCCAGGGCTTTATCTCTTCCTCCGAGATCAGGGGGTCGCAACGCGTTATGATGCAATCTAGTTTAGAACCGGGGGTCGTTTCGCACCTGGTGTAAACTCTCTCGCATGGTCGCCGAACCCCAACTCTCGATAACTCGCGACGACATCTGGGAACTCCTGCACTATGTACCGACTCTGGCACAGCGCGAGATTCTCGATTGCTGCCGGCGCCAGATTCTCGTACTCGGCGGATACCGTGGCGGGAAATCCCGCACGATGTCGATGATGGCGGTCCTGCTCACCATCCAGTTCATAGCGAAGTTCGGGTCCCGGGTCGGCGGGCAAGTCGCATGGATTGTCGCTGCAGACTACGAGAGGACCCGGGCAGTTTGGAATCATCCCGACGGCTCGCTCGCAGTCGACTTCCAGAAGCTCGGGATGCTCAAGTTCGTGTCGGCCTCGCTGGACCCGGGCACAATGCAGGTGTTCGTTCCTGGCGCTAAAGACCCGTTCATAATCCGCACGAAGTCCGCTAACGACGAGTCAAGCCTGGGCATGGAATCCCCGGTCTGGATTATCGTCGAAGAGGCCGCCCACACCACCAAAGATGTCTACGATCGGCTTTTCTCGAGGACGTCAGAAGCCCGCAAGCGCTGGGGCGCACCGTTCGGCGTCCTGCTGATGTCAGGAACCTCCGAAGGCTCTGAAGGCTGGTATCCCGCTCAGTGGGAAGCATGGCAGTCGCCGGCAATCCAGGAACGCGAAGATGCCGAGAGCTTCAGCCTGTCGTCCGCCTCGAACACCTATATCTACCCGGGCGGCGAGGACGATCCCGAGATCAAGTTCCTCGAGGCGACGCTATCTGAACGCGTGTTCAATGAACGACACCGGGGCATTCCCACGCGACCGCTCGGACTCGTTCATCCCGCGTTCGATAAAGTTATCCATATCCAGGCTTGCGAGTACATGCCAGAACTGCCGCTGTGGCTCGGAATCGACCCCGGCTACTCAGGAATGCCGTCAAACTACGCTATCGCCGTGTGGCAGTACCAGGGAGGACAATGGCGCTGCATCGACGAAATCTGGATGAACAAATTCAAGAATCCGAACTTCACCCACGCCGATGTCATAAAAGAGTGCATGGCCCGGCCGTGGTGGTCCAGCGTCAGGCGGAATAAGGCGACGGCATGGATTGATGTTTCAGCAGAACGACACTCTGACGCGAATATCCCCGCCGTGACCATGTGGCGGAAAATCTCCGGCCTCACGGTGCTCTCAAAGAAAGTCGGGCTGAAGTCCGGTATCGACCGATTCGACACGATGCTCTCGATCAATCCGTACTCAGAAAAGCCAAATGCGGTGCTCTCTCCACGGTGCGAATTGGGCATTTCGGAACTCGGCGGCGGCCCGAACCCACAGAACGGGCAGAGGCTCACTTACAAGTGGCCGACGAAATCTGATGGTACAGTTACCGGAGCTAAACCCGACGATCGGCACAATGACTTCGTCAAAGCGTCGACGTACCTGTTTATGAATCTGCTCGGGCCCGTTGGACAGGCGCCTCGTGGCAGGAAAACGGTTCGTTCGTCCTCCATAAAAGAACGTCTTCGTATTCAGGATTCCCGATAAATGGCTTCCAACGCTGATGAGATCGATCTGGTAATTCAGAAGGTTTTAGCTTACGAGTCGAGTTACGAACCGCTGTTCAAGCGTATGGATACTGACTTCGCGAGCTACTGGCTACTTCAGGACTACAAGCCGAACCGTGATGAGGGAGTCGAACAAAAAGACGCCTACACAACGAACCGCCCTCGTGTCCTCGCCGAAACCGTTCACAACGCGATCGCTATGTCCGAAGTGGTCGTCAGAGTTGATAACGATGAGGCGAAAGAGGGCGGCCGTAAGATCAACGATAACTACGAATCCTGGGTGATCGGGTCGCTCACCAATGCGAACAACTGGCGACTCGATGGCGGAAACTACCCGCTTATTTCCGAAATCGGATTCCGCGGCATCACCAGAGGCCACGTAATCGCCGCTCGAGCGATGTTGCGTAAGCACACGACTGACGGCGAAGAGGCAACTTACGAGGACATCACGCCGATCGACGCTCGACACCTGGTATTTGAGCGTGGCAACGGAAAGATTCTCTGGGCTGCGATCGTAACCCGACGAACCCGAACCCAGATCCGTGACGAATACCCGGATTACAAGTTCGAAGATACCGAATCTAACGACGGCAACCAGCGTGAGAAGGTGATCGATTACTACTTCACGATGGGCGGCAAGGGCAAGAACGCCGGCCAAAATCTGAACTCAGTAATCATCAACAAAAAGTACGCCCGCAACAAAGTCCTGACACACTCCCCTCGCTTCCCGATCGTCATTCGGTCGGTCGGTCGGAACCCGGGAGTGTCGAACTTCAGCTTCATTCAGGAAGAGGGCGGGTCCACAGACATTCCCGGCATCGCAGGAACCGGAGATTCGATCTGGGGCCCGATGCGGCACGCGAACAAATCTCGCAATCGCTCCATGACCTACCGCACCGGAATCATGGCCCGAGAGGTTCAGGGCGTGTTTACTATGGCCTCACCGGGCGCTGAGAAGGACATCGAGGGCCGAGTCGACGAGCCCGGGCGGGTTCACTACCTCGACTCCGAAGCTGGCGAGAAACTGGAACTCATTCAGCTTCAGAAGCTCGGCCAGGACGCCCAAATCTACGACGCGGTTGTAGCGCAGGACGAACTCGGGGCTGATCTTCCACAGGCTGCATACGGCAACGCCAGCGTTCCGATCAGTGGCGCCACGGCACGGATGCTCGGGCGAACTATCTCGAATCGAATCGACCCATTCCTCAAGCCGCTCGAGTCGTTGCTGGAAGGCTGCATAGCCAACCTGGAAGCTCAGTACGCAACCGGGCAGTACAAACCGATTACCGTGGCAGGCCGCACTCGACAAGGCATCAATTTCAATCGCGAGATAAAGCACACTGACATCAAGAACCACGGACTTCTCAAGATCACACTCAAGGCCGAGTTGCCAGAAGATCGTATGGAGAAAATCTTGATCGCTACTCAAGCGGTGAAGAAAGACCCTACTACCGGCGAGGCGCTGTACTCGTATCCGGGCGCTCGAGACGAAATCCTTGAACTGCAATCCGGTGATAAGCAAGAACGCTTAAATACCGTTGCGCTTGCGAAGGGTGCGACTCCAATGTTGGCACTTACGAGCCAGCTTGAGGCCGCTGTCGACGAGGGGAACATGGACGTTGCGGCGTTCCTCTGGTCGGAACTTCAAAAGCAATCACGTAAAGACGCAATGCAGGAAGTGGCAATGGAATTTGCGTTCATGGATTCCGTCAACGCGAACCCGATTCAAGGCGCTGCTAACGGACTTGCCAGTTCTGGGCAACAGCTCGTCGGGCCTAACGGTCAACCGATTGCAAGTGACGTTGGGCCGTTCGATGGCGTAGACTCACGAGCATTCGGGTCGCAAGGACAGCCGGGCGTCACACCTGTTCCATCTGAGGTAGCAGGACTAAATGGGGGTCCTATCGACCCCTCAGCCGTTGGGTTAGTTCCTAACGTGATATAGGTCTAAAGGAGTGAACTAGCATGATGTATATCGTTGAAGTCGTCAACCAACAAGGGGGACGAAGGTACGTTCTGATAGATTTAGGTGCTCGAGGCGACAACAGGGAGGCGGCAAGGCGAGTCGAAGAGCGCCTTCCAGCGGGAGATTTTACCAACGTATCGGTTACTGCGGACGAGTCGGGGTTAGCGACACTGAGAAGGGATGCCCCGCAGTTTACAGCGCAGTTCGGGGCTGATACATCGCTCGAATATGTTCTTTCGAGGCTTGAGGGTGTGGGAGCGGTTGTTACTAAGCCAGCGGGCGGAGCTCC